CATACGAGCACGACCAGCAAACTGGTCGGTGTGAGTTATAACGTCTGCGCCTTCAACGATACCAGCTGTGCTGGGTGCGCTGAGAACGTCAACAGTCCACTCTGTGTTAGTAGCTGCGGCACGTTGTTTCGATGCCGAGGAAAGGACGGGAGTTTCTTCTGGAGCGAGAATAGTCAAGACGTCAGTCAAGTCTTCTCTATTGGAAACAGCCGACCCAGTATTTGTTACATCATAGGTATTTGAGAATGCCATAATATTTTATATAGGTTATCGGTTTTTGATTAGTTGTGTTCGGTATTTGACGAAATCAGCTTGGTTGCCGGTGGTCTTATATTGTTCCACCAGTTTTTTAACAGCTTTGTTAGATGGGTTCACAGGTTTTTCTGACTTAGTTGCACCAGAGTCAACAGACTTAGGCGGGTTCAACTTAGGAGAACTTTTTGGTTTCTCTTGTTGAACTGGCTTTCGTCCGTAAAGACTGTTGGCTGCGTGAGCCATCAAGTACGGCATTTGTGCTGAAACATCGGGTGGAAGATCTTTTAACATATCCTCAACTCGCTTGTCCTGCATAATTGAATTGTACTGACGCCTAGTATCATTGTCGTCTCCAGACAACCAACTAAGCTCTTCTACAGCCTTTGATGCGTAGGTTTGCTTTAGGTGGTTTCCTTGTTCTTGAGCCTGGATAGTATTTAGTCGATCCGGTAGGTATCTGTCCCGTGATTTGCGTGAGTTCAATAAAGTCTTACGCACATCAGCCTTGGTCATATCCTTCCCGCCAACATTAACTACAACGTCTTCTGGGCCATATCCGTCCGCATTAAACAATGTATCCTCTGCCCACTCGATTACTGAATTTACTTCTTCGGCTTTTTCCTGTAAGGCTTCAACTGTATCAATTGAAACGAAGGGGTTATTTGCTACTTTACCGGGTGCTTTGAGAGTTTTAGGTGTTTCCTGCAATTTAGCTTCTAGCATAGCAGCACGTTCTTCTGCGGCTTTCCGCTTTGCGGTAAGCTCGCCAAATCGTGCTACTGCTCGACTGCCAAGTTTTTCGGATAGTTCCCGAAGATCATCTTCGGACATATCATCTAAGTCTAACTGTGAAAGAACATCTTCTGATTCCTCCTTGGCTTCGGTCTCTGGCTCTTCTGCCTCAACCTCTTCCTCGGATTCCTCTGACTCTGTTTCTACTACTGGTTCACCCTCTGGTTCTGCTTCTTCACTTTCGGGTTCTTCCGTCGGTGCTTCTGCTATCTCCTTTAGGTTTGCCAAGCGGTTGGCTACAAAGTCATCCGCTGTTATATTATTACTTTCCGCTGTATTTTCTGATACGGACTCAGCGATCTCCGTTGCTATTTCGTCTGACATATATTTGGTTGTTTCCACTCCTTGACGCCGAGCGATGGCGATGAAAATATATTAACATACTACACAAGCCCAACTTTAGTGGGATGCATCATTTGTATTTTTTTCCAGTCACACATTTGCAGTAACTGGTCATAAGTTAAAATTCTACCGGATAATTGTTGTATGTTTTCAGAAGTTGCTTCGTGCATTTCTGCTATGCATTCTTCTCTTAAAGATTCTACTACTGCAAGAAAGTTAGCAAAGGCTTCATAGTTAGCCAATTGTTGTAGGTCATTTTCTAGTGTCATTCTGTTTTTGTTGTTTAGCTTTTTCCATAATTGGAACAATGGTTTCAAAGTACTTCATTGTAGTATTAAGCCTTCTGTCTCTGTGAGCTTTTTCTTTTTTAGGTTTTAAGAATCTTTCTATGAACATATCATTAGCTCTTTTTGGGTCACCAGAAGCAAAGGCTTCTCGTATGTGCCTTGCATTACCTATGCCTAAGTCTTTTTCTTCCTGGCTTCCTATATCATATATAGCTTTATGTACATACTCAATCTGAGACCGAGGACTGTCTTTCTTTTTGTATTTTTTTAAAAACTTAGCGTAGTAGGGTCTGTGCCAGTCAAACTGGAACAGCCCCCTACCAGGGCCTCCTTGGTACTGCTTCTGCAAGTAGTCATAGGAATCACCAGTTTCTACACCTATGTTTCCATAGATGGCTGATAGTGTTCCGGGGTCTGTACCAAAGTACTCTTGTACCAAAGAATTAATTTCTTTGAACTTAATTTCTCTAGCCCTGTCCGCCGCTTGATCGGAAGTAGTTTTATTGTCAGCCATACTAGCCTTGAGCAAGTCCTTGTGTTTGAACATCTCCGACAGTCGCGGCTGCTGTTCCATACTGACCGTACTGAGTGGCATTGATTTGCTGCTGTTGAGCAAACTGATACTGACCAACATACTTTTGAAGACGAGCTGCGAAGGCTTCATCCTGGCTAAGACGTTGCGCAATGTCGGGCTGTGAAGCGTACTGTTGAATAATTTGCATAGCAATCTGACCACCGTTAGGTCGAGCTGGCATTTCCATTCCAGAGTAAATCTTGGCAAGGTCATCAGTTACGAATTGAGTAATTTGTTCTGTGGCTTGTTGTGCTGGTTGAAGTACTGCGTCAGCAAGTACTGGGTCAACTGCCGCGGCTGCTATGTCCATTAGTGAGTCCATATTTATACGACCATTTCTGTCCATCTGTGTCAAGGCAACAACTTGTTGAAGTTTCTTTTCTTGAGCTTCGGGGTCAGAGTTCAGTACATCGTAGCTAATCATAATGTCATAGTTTTCTTCAGCGCTACCCTTTGTCATTTTCATTGGATCGGCATTACCCGTTACTCTAAAGAATATTTCATCGGGGCCGAACCTTTGGAAACACTTAAACGCCATAGACATTACCTCGGCTGCGTGGTGCAAGAACTTATCAACTAAGAACTGTTTTCGTATTCCAGATATGCTGGATGTTTCGTCTAGACCTACAAGCCTGTCGGCTTGTTGTTCTAAAGTTTTTTCTATTTCGATAGAACCAGTTGGTGATGGTGGAGTTGGAGCAAAGTCCAAGTCCCCCTTACGACGATAAGGAATCATTCTACCAGGTCCCCAGTCGCTGGGTGCTTGACCAACCGGGTGAAGTATCGGAGGTAAAGTTGCTAGGCTGTTTCTGTCAACCCTTGAGTCCCTCTCAACCTTTACTTGGTTCTGTATTCCACGAAGAACGTCTGGTATAGTCATTGTGTCATACAGACGTTTACTGTCCTCTGAAAGTTTTGTTACTACGACCGGGTAGTCCTCGTACCCATTAAGTAATTCAAACTTCGCAAAACCTGGAGCTTCTTGATTGCCGCTGAAGTCCTTGTGAAATATTGTACAGTATATACCTTCAGCCCCGTCGGACTGATCAATTAATCTTTGGTATCCATAAACTATTTCAACTAACTCGTCAGCCTCGTAAGCATTGTCTGTTAGACTTGTTGACCTTCTACCTTCTTGTTCTCTTTCTATACTGTCGTTATTTACTCCACGATAGTGTTCAATTACATAGTCAACGAACTCCTTGTCCCAGCCGTCAGTAGCAACTTTGTTCTCTAACTCTTGCGGGGTGAAGTATGTTTTCCAAAAACAATAAGGCGCTCTTTGTGGATCGGTTACATACGGAGGAAAAAAGAAGTCCCCGTCTGGTGCTAGTGTTTTTACTTGAGGAGCATCTACTTCTCTCTTTACAACTGGTAGTTCAGCCTTTCCGTTCTTGCGAAGTTTTTTAAGTGCTGATCTAGCTCTGGATTTTTTGACTCCAGGAAAAGTTCCTTCTAGCAAAGAAATTAAAGCATCGTCTTCTTCCCCGGACTGTATTAGTTGTGCAATCTCTGGGGCCATTGAAGCAATTTGACCAAGGTCAAGTTCTTGAAGAAAAGTTCTGTCTTCCCTGTGCCAACCTACATAAGTAATTAATATTCCACGCTCCAGAAGATAGTTAGCTCCCAGTTCCATTTCTCGCCCAAAGCGAGGAATGTACCCAGACGATACCATCCATTTAAGAAAGCTAGAAACTAATTTAGCTCTACCTATGTCATCGTACGAAGTAGGAAACGCTCTTACATTAGCTCTGTTCAAAGAAGCTACGAACAATGAAACAATTTTCTCT